CTAAAAGCCAATTTACCGAAACGCCCAGCACTTCTGCAAATATCTTCAATTCAAAGTCGGACACGAAGCGCGTACCGATTTCAATTCGGCTTATGCTGTCCCGCTCCATGTTGATCCCTTTCAACTGTATTTGTGCGGCTAAATCCTCTTGACGTAGCCGCCGGACGACGCGCGCTTCGCGCAATCGGTCGCCGCAAATGTTCTTTTTGCCGTTGTAATCGTATATCTTCATTTCTGCCGCGATCCCTCTTCATTCTGATTATTTGCAAAGCGTGTGTGAATATTCTGCTTTATTCTTGATTTTAGCGCACGGCGGGCGTATAATTGTGTTAAAGGTCAGAATGGGCGAATTCTGCCTTAAAAATTTACAATTTGAAAGGGGAATGAGAATGAAAAAATCTTCTATCGCTCTTTTTGTTGCCGCCACGCTGTTCCTTTTATGTTCCTTCACCTTCCTTCCGGACGGGATCGGCGAATTCGCTTCCGGTGTTGCCGTTGCCGTTGTCCTTGCTCTTGTAGGATTTTCCAAAGAGAAAAAGGCGCGTAAAGCCGCCGCCGAAGCGCGCTTGAAGCAAGAGGAAGAAGCCCGCGCGCAAGCGGAAGCAGAAGCCCGCCGACGCGAATTTGAAGCTACGCACGGCGTTCTTTCTTTGCCTGTGTCCGGCGTAACATTCGATAGCCGCCAGCGTGTTCTTGCGAAGCTGTATCGCGAAAGCGACGGGATCGGAATTGACGGTCGTTTGGAAACGTGCGAATACGAAGGCGCGCCCGCCGTCCGTGTTTTTGCAGAAGATGAATTGATCGGATACGTTCGGAAAAGCGATCTTTCGCAAACGCTCCCGATTGTTGATCGCGTCGATGATGTAACAATCACGATTGATTGCTTTGAAGATAACGAAAAGATTTACAACGCCGAAGCGCGCGTCGTCTATACGAAGTGAACCAAACAAAAAAATCCCCCGTGCAAGGCTCGAAAGCCCGCACGGGGGATTGTTCTTTATGCGGCGGAAGGCTGAAAGGGGAAGCGCGATCCGCCGCGCGGTTAATTACTCTTTGTTGCTGTCGGTATCCGCCGGAATGCCGGAAATAGTGAAGTAGTCCGGAAGATTAAAGACGGCGGCTTCGATCAGTTTATCCAGCGTTTCCGCGTCGATCTTGAAGCCCTTGCTATTCAGAAATTCAACAACGTATGCTTTCTTCTCCGCGCCCCTGCCGCTTCCGGTGTAAAGCTGTTCGGCGGCTTCGACGGCAACCGTTACCCACATTTTGATTTTTTCAAACTGTGCGGCGGTCGTCTTGCTTCTGATCCACGGGATCACGAAGGCGGTAATAATTGCCGCGATAAGAGCGATCACGGCGTTTGCAATGCTGGTAAGATCAATAGTCATTGTTTGTATCCTCGCTTTCTGTTATGTCGATTTTTTCTTTTTTCTTGATCCTGCCGATAATTACTTCGGCAAGACGCTTCATCATCATTGCGCCACATTCAATCACGACGGCGCGGAAATACCATTCGATCAGAACGGTTTGTTCCTGCCGCGTGATAAGGAATGAAACGTACTGTGCGACGATGAAAGCCGCCGTTGTAATCGCGATCACAATAACGGCTTTCGTTGCGAAGCGTTCGTCAGCTTTGAAGAAGCGGCGCTTCGCCGTCCGCTTTCCTCTCGAAGAATGAAGTTTCACCGTGTCCCCCTTTCAAAATATCACATTCAACGCACGGCGCGCGTTTTTAACGCATACCGTGCGTTGCCCGTGTGTTAGATAAGCGTTAGATCATCGACGTTCACCGCCGCGACAACTGTTCCGCCGTAGGTAATCACGGCGCGCTTGCCGGAAAGCTCCTTGACGATGTGATCGCGGGAATAGACGAAGGAAGCAAGGCTTCCGCCGGAATAGGTTTTCGCGCCCGCTTTCACACGCACTTTACTTCCCGCCATGATCTTCTGCGCCGATGTCCCGCCGGAAATGTCCTGCGCGTCCACCCAGCCGTACACGGTCGAACCGCCGCCGGACACTTTTACAAGGTGGTACTGGTGCTTTCCGCTCTTGTAAATCTGCGTGATCTTCGCTTTGCCCGCTTTGCAAGGCTTCCCGCTCGAAGCGTTCGCGCTTGTGTAATGTTTCGTTCCGATGAACTCGACAATATCGCCGACGGCATACCCCGCCACGGCATTGTCTTTTTTGCCCTCCGCCGCGCCGCCGGAAGTGTCGGTCTGCGCGCCTGTATAGTCGATATAAGGTAACTTCCCGTGCTTCCTCCATGTGCGCGCGTTGTAACCCGCCTTCTTGCCGATATTTGCAACGGCGGTAATCTGAACTTTGTTATCCCAGCGCGGCGTACATTCAACGCCCAGCCCGTTTCCGATGTAAACGCCGATATGACCTTCACACCACAACGCTTCGCCGACTGCAACGTTTGAAAAGTCCGTCGAAACGCCCGCACATTTTGTAATCATCTGATCCGCTCCGACATCCGGAACGCCGTTCACGGCATAGGACGCGCCGCCGTAACTCTTCGCCGTGTCGCCGCGCCAGCCCCATAAAATGCCTTTTATAAGGCAAACGCAATCGAAGCCAAACGTATCCGCGCTTGCGGCGTTAATCATGCGCGTTCGCGCCGCCTGTTTGTTGTATGTATGATTGCTTGTATAGCGCTTTTTGTTCGCCGCCGACATAGGCGCGCCGAAGCAACCCATAACATAAAGCGTTTTATAATTCTTTGCAACGTCGATCAGCTTTTCGACGAATGCGGCGCTTGTCATTTTACCCACTTTGTTTTCCTCCTTCTTTGTGTCTTTGCCCGCCACGGCGTACTTGTCAAAATACTTTTGCCCGTAGCTTGCGCGCCGTTTCTGTGCGGCTTCGCTCATATCCGCCGGGCGTTCAAATTTCAGAAGAACGCTATCGGAAGCGGCGCGGACGGTCGTTGCGGTTTTAAGCGTATTCAATACGGCTTTGTATCCGCTCGAAAGCTCCTTGAAGCAGAAATCCAACTGCATTTCAAGATCGCCGATTGACCTTCCTTTTGAACGCGCGAAAGCAAGCAAGGCTTCCTTCCTGCTCCAATACGTCCATTGTGCAAGCCCGTATCCTGCGCGATCCCGCACGAAGTTTCCATACGTCCCGTTGTCAACTGCCGCCGTGTAGCTTTCGTCCGTGTGTCCCAGCTTCTTTTCGTAGCTGTTTTGAAGGTTCTTTGGATTAAGCGCACTTTCAGCGTAAAGATTACCCATCAAGCCCGCCGCCCCCGCTTCGGTTAATCCCTGCGCGATACAATAATTCCATATTCGCGCTTCGTTGTTGCTCCCTTTAAGTGCCATTTAATACCTCCTTTGCAATGAAGAAGCGGCGGG